CAGATAATCCTGCTCTACAACCATTCTTGAAGGATGCTGATTTAGAAGGTCGCTCATTTGACGCTGTTATGAGAGAAGCTACTACACTTGCAAATATCTATGGTCATGTGCTGTTGATGTTAGATAAGCCTGCAAGTGAGGCATCTACTCTAGCAGAAGAATTAGCACAAGGCATCAGACCATATCTTTCAGTTATTACACCAGAAAATATTATTGACTGGCATTTTGAAAGAATGGCAAACGGTCGTTACATGATTGACTATCTAAAACTAAAAGAGTTTGAAGATGATGAAAAATGTATCTACAGAGTATGGACACCAGAAACAGTTGGTGTTTATGAAGTAGATGAAGAAAATGATAAAATGGTTCTTATGGAAGAATACGAGAATGCGATGGGTCACATTCCAGCAACTTTCTTATACGGACAACGTTCACACGAAAGAGGAATAGGTATATCACAAATCGCTGATGTGGCAGACCTACAGAAATCTATCTACAATGAACTATCCGAACTAGAACAAGTTATTCGTATTTCTAATCATCCATCAATCGTTGCTACAGAAGGTGTAGACATGCAAGGTGGTGCTGGCTCAGTTATTACGATTGAGAACACAGACATCGAACCAGGTCTAAAACCTTATCTGTTACAACCATCAAATGCAAGTATTGGTTCAATCTTAGAAGCAATCAAAACAAAAACTGCAATGATTGACAGAATAGCTAATCTAAGTTCAATGCGTTCAACATCAAAAGCAACAGCATCAGGTGTTTCTTTAAAGATAGAACGTGAGTTATTGAACGTTAAATTAGCACAGATAGCCGATAACTTAGAGATTGCAGAAGAACAAATCTGGCATCACTTTGTTCATTTCTATGATGGCGATGCACACTTTGATGGCGTTATTGATTATCCAGATAACTTTGATTTAACTGATACATACACCGAACTAGACTTCTTAATGAAAGCAAGTGCGGCACCAGTATCAAGTAGTCAATACACTACAGAGATTGCAAAACAAATTGCACGTATCACAGTAGAAGATGAAGAAATGATGGATACTATTATTCAAGAGATTGAGAATGGTTCACAAGCACCAGAGTTCGGAGCAAACTTAGATGGCGACACAGACACAAATACAACAACATAGTGATTTAATCGATTCTATCTTAGATGATTTTGACGAGTTTATGGAGAGTGCAGAAAAGACACTTGAAAATAAAGTTGCTAAAAGAATACTAGAAACAAAGACGATTGACGAACTATTAGAACTAAGAGTCCCACTAACAGAGGACTATCGTTCACTTGTGCAAGAGCGTGTTAGAGCATATATTGACAACTTTGATACACTTGCTAAAGATACTGCCGCTATGACAGGAACTGGTGTTACACCAGTAGACAATAGAATAGTTGCAGAATTAAAAGCACAATCATACGCAAGATTAGATGAAAGTGTAAAGCAAAACAAAGAGTCTGTTAACACCGAAATAGTTGTAGGCGCTCTAGCAGGGTTAGCCGTTCAACAGATTGCTACAAATAGCAGACATGCTATCAGTGGGCTTATGATTACAGTTGATGATATTGAGATTACAAGATTACAAAATAGATTAAGAAAACTACGAAACGCCACAGACAGAAATGAAGCAGAAATAGCCTCAATACTTGGTAAACTAAAAAACAAGTTTGCAGGTGTTAACGTAGGGACAAGTTTAAGTAAAAAGATGAGTGCAGATATGCACGACACAGTAATGGACTTTGATGGTGTGTTTGTTAAACATCGTGCCAGACAAGCAGGTCTAAAAAAGTTTAGATATGCAGGAACGTTAGTTGCTGAGTCAAGAGATTTTTGTATACGTAACCAAGGGAGAACGTTTACAGAAGCAGAAGCTAAAAGTCTATGGTCAAGTGAGAGTTGGTCAGGTAAACGTAGCGGTGATCCATTCGTTGTGAGAGGCGGACATCGTTGCAGACACTTCTGGATACCAGTGGAGGACTAAGATGGCTAATGAAATAATTATACCAAGAGCAATACCACAAATAACAACTGAGGAGACAACAATGCCTTATTCAAAACCAAAAACAACTAAAAAGAAAACAACTAAGAAGAAGAAAAAGAAATCTACACCAGGTAAAAAAAAGAGCTACTAGGTAGCTCTTTTTAGTTAGTGCGGAAGTAGACCCTTTGCAGGGTCTAATATTTATATCGCAATTAGTTTTGTCATCATAGAACCAGGCTTCCAATCAGCCTCAATCTCAATACCAAAGTTACTCAATGCCTGCTTAACTTTTTCTACATAGTTTGGACTATAACATTTACTGTTTGGATCTACTTCTGGCGGAGCCATATCACCAAAACTTTTACCACCAACTTTACTCATATTAGCAAACCGCTTTATATAAGCAACTGAAATAGCAAAGTTTGAATATTCATGTTCTTTAACAGAATCAAGTGTTGCTCCAATTGGGACATAACCAGTATTTGATATAACTGCCTTGCAGAAAGTTTCACTTAACTCAACATTTTGATTGGTTGTTTCCCAATACTGAGAAAAGAAACTATCTTTCAGTTCAGTCCAGAAAGCATCTATATCTACACCTGTTTTTGGCTCACTTAAGTGTCCAGCAAAATCATCTGCTTTACCCCAAAATACATATCCAAATGCGTTTGTAGGGTCTTTGATATTTTTAACAGCCTCTCCTTTTAATTGATTGATACAAGTATCAACAAAAGAAATCTGCTTTTCTACTAGACCTGTATTGTCATAGGTAACATTGAAGTTTTCATCAACATTCAATCTTACGATAAAACTAGGCATTGAACCAGACATTCGCTTTTGTGCTTTCTTAAGTTTTTTCTTCTGTATTCTTTCTTGTTTTCTTCGTTCTGTTCTATTCATTTTTAACTCCTTTAGTTGTCATTATGTATATACTATAACACGATTCGCTATTTTGTCAAGTTTTTACTCTGTTGAGTAGCCCATAAGTTCAAAATATTCATCCAAATATTTGATTATTGTTTCTTCATTTATGTTAGGGTAAGTGTCTATTAAGTGAAGTAAATAAGCACCTATGTCTCTTGCTTCTGCTTTGCTTTTAGCAGACTGAGATTGTATGGTCATTGTTTTAGTCATTAGTTAGTTCTCCTTTAGTTGTCATTATGTATATACTATAACACAGATTCGTTATCTGTCAAGTTTTGGAACCATTCATCAGCGGTTGAATCATCAACTTCGCCATATTCATCTTCATAGGCTTGTATAGCCATATTAAAGATATCTTTATGACTACCGGAATAGTTCTCATTGATATGTTGATATATGCTTAAAAAGTTATTCATTACGCTGTCTCCTCTTCTTTATCCCAATCTTTTCTAAAATACTTTTCCATAATTGGGTTAAGTTCTCTTCTTAGTTCCAACAGTGGTTCAATAAACTTTGACAATTCTGTTGGATAAGCAGAGTTGCTCTGGCGTTGAGCATTATGCAGTGTTTGTCGCAACGAGAATTCAAAGTCTTCAAGTTGTTGTTTTTTAGTATACTTACTCATTACGCTGTCTCCTCTTCACGAATTTCTCTAAGAGCATCAGTAACATCTAAATGTTGAAACTGTAATTCTTGTTGAACCGAAAAAGGAATACAATTAAGGCTAATTGCAAAACATATACTGGAAGCAAGACCATCACGATATTCGTCTGGTTCTGTTTTTAATAATTCTTTCATTTCAGTATAATTCATATCAATATATCCTTTATTCATTACGCTGTCTCCTCTACATATTCATATGCATCACTGATGATGTTCCACATACGCATATTATTCATATACCAAATATCTTCATTTGTTTTCTTTTCAGGGAATGCTTTAAAACATTGCTCCCAGACTTCTTCTTCATAATATGCCATTTCTAACAGTTGTTCTCTGTTCATATGCAGTTCTTGGTGCAACATTTTTTCAAGTTTTTCTGACATCTTAATTAATTTTTTCTTTGCTCTAATGTTGTTACTCATATCTTTACTCCTTTAGTTGTCATTATGTATATACTATAACACGATTCGCTATTTTGTCAAGTTTTTGACCGAAAGAAAGAGCAGTATTTCTACTGCTCTTTAAGGTATTATTAATTATATACAGAATGCCAGTTATTGATTATCTGCATAGTTGCTGGTGAACTTAATACATCTACTAAACAGATTGACAATTCTAACATTTGCTCATTACACCAATTTACTACATTTACAAGAGTTTCTTCGTTTACAGTTTCATAAGTCATTTGTGTTCTCCTTTTTGCTTAACACACAATCTTTATAGCGGTGATTCGTCCAATAGTCAATACTTTGTCCCAATTTATCTTCCAAACAAAAAGCAT